GCTCTAAACAATGCCTACTCACAGGCTACTGGCTCTTTCGAAGGTGCTGTTACAACACCAACAACTAACGGTCTAGGTGCTGCTACAGCAAAGGCTGCTGTTGAAGCTTCGGATGCCGCTCTCAAGCGAATTCGTTATGACGTTGATCTCTTGTCAGATCTCGACACAGCTTCATCAACAATCATTGAGGTTGTCTCAACTGCCGACGCTACAACATTGTTGGGTGATCTTAACTTAGACAACTTGATCAGTGTTAACGCCAGTGCTATTGAAGGTGGTGGTACCCTAAACGGTAAAGTTATCCGTCGTCTAACTGAGATCAACTCTGATGATAAGCTATCATTGATCCTTTTCCGCTCAGGTGGTTCAGTTAGTGATCCAACTGGTTTAACTGGTTCTTACTCACGCATTGATAACGCTGATGCTACATCAGGAGTACCCGGTGCTTTAACTCTAGACCTCTTCGAAGAAGGTTCTGGTGATGGCTCAACCTTCACCTCAACTGGTCTAGCTGGTCAGAACCCAACAATTGCTGAGATCGACATCAAGGTTGACTCAGTTGCTGTTACAGCCAACACTAGAAAGCTCAAAGCTAAGTGGTCCCCAGAGCTAGCTCAGGATCTCAATGCTTACCACAACCTCGATGCCGAGGTTGAGCTTACAAGCATCCTTTCTGAGCAGGTTGCCTTAGAGATCGATCAGGAAATCTTGAACGACCTCATCCAAGGTGCTACTGCTGGTACTAAGTACTGGAGCCGTCGTCCTGGTAAATTCGTTAACCGTGACACAGGTGTTCAGGTTGGTGCTTCAACTGCTGCTCCTGACTTCACAGGTACTGTTTCTGAGTGGTACGAGACTCTCGCTGAGACCATCAATGATGTCAGCGCTCAAATCCACAGAAAGACACTTCGCGGTGGTGCTAACTTCGTAGTTTGCTCCCCAGAAGTTGCTAACCTCCTAGAGTTCACCGCTGGTTTCCGTGCAACGGTAAATCACGAGGAAATGAAAGGTGGTCAGATTGGTGCTGTTAAAGTAGGTGCTATGAGCAAGAAGTTTGATGTTTACGTTGATCCATACTTCCCACGCAATGTGGTTCTAGTTGGTCGTCGTGGCGGCAGCTTCCTTGAGAGTGGCTATGTCTACGCTCCATATGTCCCACTACAGGTCACACCTACCATCTTTGGTGTCGAGGACTTCGTACCCCGTAAGGGCGTCATGACTCGCTACGCTAAGAAGATGGTCCGTCCTGACATGTACGGTCTAGTTATCTGCCAAGATTTAATTGGCTAATAACTTAGTGTAGTTAAAATTAGGTTCCCCGTTGGGTTTTTGACTCAGCGGGGAATCTTCTTATTGGGGAGACTATTTATTAATGTATAAAGCCTAAAGGCGAATATTTTTTAAGGAGAAAACAAATCATGGCTAAGAATGGTTTTTCAATGTCAAACAGAATTGCTGTAGAGGAAATCACAGCAACCAAAACTTTAACAGTAAACGATTGTGGTAAGCACTTTTCAGTTAATACCGCTGGCGGCGCTATTGTCGTAACATTACCTGCAATTGCAGCAGCAGAGGATGGCTGGAATGCTACTTTCCATGTTGTTAGTGGGTCCAGCACTCGTGCCAACTTTACTGTTAGCTCACCAGCAGCAGATGTTAACTTGCGTGCTATCCTTCTAGATGCAAATGCTGAAGGTAGTGCTACAACTAGTGCAGTTACTAGCATGGTTATCCCCGCCGTCGCTCAAAAAAGTGGCGATAAAATTGAAGTTGTTGCCGTCAAGTCCGCTTATGAAGCAACAGCACTTGTCAGTGGTTCAATTACTACAGCATAATTAAAATAGTATTATAGGATAAAAAAATGGCAGAAATAAAAAACAAAAAAATTGCAACTAAAAAAGCAAGCCCTAAAAAATCTATCGACAAAGTTGATCTTTTAATAGAATGGGTAAAAGCCTACATGGAAAGAGAAGCTACCCGTGGTGGCAATGTAGACTTCGATAGGAAACAAGAGGCTCAGGCTACTTTATCGAGGATCCAAGAGGCAATTCGTCAACTATAATATTAATAGTTAGTGCTTTATACAAGACCTCCCAGTGAAAACTGGGAGGTCTTCTTTTATAGTACTATTTAATAATGTAGGAGAAAGACATAAATGGCTAAACCAACTTTAAGACCGGCGAGTGGAACACCCACAAACATTTTGCCGTCAGCTTCTTTAGCAAGCACAGCATTTACATTTAGTTACCCATTTGGAATATACAATTCAGGTGGACCACTAGAATCAGAGTATTTTGCTTCAGGTGCATCAGATCAAGTGGCTTTTACTTTTAAAAAATTGGGTGGTGATGTCCTAGATATTGAATTGACTGAAGGAAATGTGTTTGCTGCCTATGAGGAGTCCGTTCTAGAGTATTCCTACCTAATTAACCTACACCAAGCTAAGAATGCCTTGTCGAATGTCCTGGGCTCTGCAACGGCTAGTTTTGACCACAATGGTAATCCTATTGCTGGCGATGCTCAAAATCTTAAAGCAGAACTAAAATATCCTAAGTTCAAACTTACATATCCAGTTAGGGTTGCAAAAGGGCTAGCAAAATATGCTGGAACAAATGGTGATGTCCGTTATTACTCAGCCAGCTTTGTTCCAACCGATGAAGAACAAGACTATGATCTACAAGCAATCATCTCGTCTAGTTTTCCAGAGCTAATAACAAACAACCAAAGAGCGACCATCACAAATGTGTGGTATAAGACCCCTCTTACAATGTGGAGATTTTTTGCTTACTATGGAGCACTCAATGTTATTGGTAACTTATCAAATTACGGACAGTATTCAGACGATTCAACATTCGAAGTTGTTCCGACTTGGCAAAATAAAGCCCAAGCTATGGCTTATGAGGATTCTTTGTACACCAGAGTTAGCCACTTCTCATTTGAATTAATTGATAATAGACTAAGATTATTCCCTAAGCCACAGTCTGGTATGATGCCTGATCGTTATTGGTTTAGGTTCTATGTTGAAGACGGTGCTTATGACGAAGACTCAACTAGAAAAGATGGGATGGATGGTGTTAATAATATGAACACTCTGCCATTTAACAATATCCGCTATGTCAGTATTAACTCTATAGGAAAGCAATGGATTCGTCGCTATGCTTTGGCTTTATCAAAAGAAATGTTGGGGCAAATTAGAGGAAAGTTTGGCGGTGCTGTGCCAATCCCAGGAGACACGGTTAATCTAAACTCAGGCGACTTGTTATCACAAGCCGCAGCAGAGAAAGAAGCTCTCAAGACAGAACTTAACACAATTTTAGATCAATTGACATATGTTGAACTCTCTAAGAAAGACTCAGAGTTAGTTAAAACAAATGACGAAATATTTTCTAAGGTTCCAATGCCTATTTTCCAAGGATAAATAAATGCCAGATCCAAAAAACAAATTCTCTCAACCAGATGCACCACCCGGTCCCGTCTTTTTTAATAAAAAAGAAAGAGACTTTGTTAAACAGGTTACTGATGAAGTTACAGAAAGAGTTGTAGCACAGCCAATTGGCTATTATCCTCTCAGCTTGGAACATACAGATTATCATCCTTTATACGGTGAGGCGATAGAAAAGACCTTTTTACCACCGATTAGGGTTTATGCATTGGTGACTTTTGAGGGTATACAGACTGAAACTTCAGACTTTGGTGTTGATAAAAAAGCCACGATCAATGTAAAATTTAGCAAAAGAAGGTTGGGCGAAGATCAAAATATATTTGTAAGAGAGGGTGATTTTGTCCTTTATGGTGATATTTTTTACGAGATTACTGAATTAAATGAGCCAAAACAATTATTTGGTCAAATAGAATATAGATACGAGATCGAAGCTAAGTGTGTCAGAGCAAGGAAGGGTAAATTTAATGCCAAATAAATCGACAAAACAAAAATCTATTAACCCATCTACTCTAGAAACTATAGATTTCGCCCTTTACAATTGGTTAAATGAAACACTAGACATTTACACTGACTCCAACGAGGGTCGAAGAAAAGTACCAATTATTTGGATTACCGCAGAAAGGGCATTTCAAGTAAAAGACAATAAAGAACTTAGAGAAATTGATTCACAATCGATTATTTATCCGGCAATGGTTGTAGAAAGAACATCAGTATCAAAAACAACGGCAGATGAGAGACCAATCCCTGGCAATATATTCCCTCAGATGGACAGAAAAAGAGGTGCATTCCCACTTTATAGAAGAGTGGTGAAGGATAAGACCCAAAATTTTCAAAATGCAGAAGCTAAAAGATACACAAACCAAAAACAGGAAACTTTTAAGCTTCCCTTCGAATCAAATGCGGTAGTTTATGAAACTTTTTACACTGGATATCCAGTTTTCTTAAATATGAATTACACTATTAAGATTAGAACTGATTATATTCAACAGTTAAATGAGGTCTTATTACCATTCCAAAGATTCACAGGTGGTATTAATCAATTTTTAGTTGAGTATAAAAATCATAAATTTGAAGCATTTATTGAAGATGATTATTCAATACAGAGTAATGCTTCAAATTTAGGTGGTGAGGAAAAAAAGTTTGACTCACAAATTAAAATAAAAGTTTTAGGGTATATAACAACTGATGGTATAAACCAGAGTACTCCTTTTGTCGTAAGCCGAGAATCTGCTGCAAAAGTAAGATTTATTCGCGAACGTGCCGGCTTACAGGAGAAAAACCCAAACAACGACGATGGTTTCTTTAGACAATAGGCATTTTGAGTTTCCAAAAACTATTTACAATAGACTATTTGTCCGAGGAGTTTTAACGTATGGCAGTTTCAGCAAAGAATTTTAAATTTATTTCCCCCGGTATCAGAATTGAAGAAATCGACCGCTCACAGATCCCAGCAAATGAACCAGCGATTGGTGCATGCATTATTGGTAGAGCTAGAAGAGGTCCAGCTTTTACCCCAACTGAGGTAAGAAGCTTTTCAGATTTTGTTTCAACTTTTGGTGAGCCGGTTGATGGCGGTCGCGGTGGCGATGTATGGAGAGAAGGTAATTACACCTCCCCGATGTATGCAACATATGCAGCCCAATCATGGCTAAAAAATGGCGAGTCTTTAACTTTTGTTAGAACTCTAGGTGTTGAATCTACCGATGCAGAGACCGCTGGTAAAGCCGGCTGGCAACTCGGCAATATTGCTGACGATGTAGGAGCCGGCGGTCAAGGTGGAGCTTTCGCTCTTATGACTTGGACATCTGGATCCGCAGCCTCAACCACCGGTAGTGTCGCTGCCATTTGGTATCTTGCTACTGGCTCAATTACATTGACTGGAGATCCTGCTGGTCCCGCAGCCTCATCTGCTACTGCAACATCCAAAGTGTTCATCAGTGATGCAAATGGTCGTTTTACAGCAAAGTTTAATGGAACCGGCAACGCTAGCCAGCCCCTACCAACTTCTAATTTCACTTTCAGTCTTGTAAAGAATAATAGTGACTTTATTAGAAAAGTATTTAATACAAACCCAACATTAGTTGGCAGACAGTCAGCCTTTGATCCAGTCGGCTACTTCTTGGGTGAATCGTTTGAAAATAGCTTAACTGGTTCCATGGGTGTTAATACAGGCGGAAGAATGTATGGTATGATTGTCGGACTTGGTGATACTAGCAAAGGCGGCTCTGATTTCCGAAAAGGTGCCTTAGATCAAGATTCATCAGTTCCAAAATCAGGTTGGATCCTCAGCCAAGACCTTTCAAATGATACAGGTTCATTTAGTCAGGATATGACTGATAATATTAATTCTGGGAGAGTTAAGAAATTATTTAGACTTGTTGGCTTAAATGATGGGCAGTACATCCAAGAGAATATTAAGCTCAGTATTGAAAATATTAGACCTCCAGTTTTAGCCGATGTTGATCCATACTACAGGTTCAATGTTGTGTTAAGAGCGATTGGCGACTCTGATACCGACAAGCAAGTCATAGAGTCTTTCTTAGATTGTTCGCTCAACAAAAATTCTGATGACTACTTGTTAAGAAAGATTGGTACAAAATTTGTAGAGTACGAAGAATCCACAAATAGAAACATCGAGAAGGGTGAGTACGAAAATCGCTCAAAGTATTGTAGAGTTGAAGTTAATGCCGAATATGCTGACGGCTTTGATGCAAACCTAGTTCCATATGGTGTTACAGGTCCAACGAGATTCAAACCAGTACTATTCGCTGACGGGGTAGCTGGTGCAGTTAGTCAGCCAGACGGCGGTAACAAATTTGTGCTCGTAGGCAATACAATGCCCGGTAACTCTCAAGCAGGCGCAACAGTTAGCAATGAAACTTCAGGTACATTGTTATGCCGGTTTCCCGCTCCAGTAACAAGAAGTCAAGCCAACCTAGCAACTGTTGGTGCTTTTAGACAAGCTAACTTTGGTGTGTCTGTCCGCGACGATAATTCTAATTTAGTTAGAGAAGATGTCATTGACATAAGCAGAATTAAGCCAGTTGATGTTCTTGGCTATCAGTCAAGTAGTTACTTGGATTTCTCCTTTATCACGTCACTTGATAACATTAAATACTTTAATGCCGACGCCACCACCGCTGGTACATCTAGTATTCTTCTACACGATGCTTCTGCTCGTCAAGAGGGTGCTTCCTTATCAGCTAAAAACGGGGTGGACTCAGTGCTAGAACAGACAACAGGCGGTCCTGGTCTTACCACATTATTCTTTGGTGGCACAGACGGCTTTGATGTTACAAAGTCTGATCCGCTTGCCCCTGGTTTAGTAACACCAAGCAACAAAGAGAATAGCTCTGAGTACTTTACTTTTGAAAGGGCTATTGATACAGTGAAGAACCCAGAAGAGGTTTCATACAATGTTATCGCTGTCCCTGGTATGACAAATACATCCTTAGTTACTAAATTGGTATCTAATACTGAGGAACGTGCAGATGCACTCGCAGTAGTAGAATATGTGGGTGGTTATGTCCCACCAGCAGACTTCCGCTACACAAGTAATAGCGAAACAAATGGTAATGTTAGTACATTTATTACTAACAGAAAGTCAGTTGGCACGAACTCAAGCTATGCTGCCACTTACTTTCCATGGGTAAAAGTTAGAGATAACATTAACAGTACTGACATCTTTGTACCGCCAACAGTTGCAGCTTTGGGTGCTATGTCTTTTACCGACCGTGTGCAAGCTCCATGGTTCGCCCCAGCCGGCTTTAACCGTGGTGGGTTATCATCTGGTGTGTCAGGATTACCAGTGGTATCTACAGCACTAAAACTATTCAAAGACGACCGTGACGATCTCTACGAAGCAGGCATCAACCCGCTAGCTACTTTCCCGAATGAAGGAGTAGTAATCTTTGGACAAAAAACATTACAAATCCAACGTTCAGCATTGGATAGAATCAATGTTCGCAGATTGATGGTTTTCCTCAAAAGGGGTATCTCAAGAATTGCAAACGGTGTTCTATTCGAACCAAATGTTCCAGACACTTGGAACAACTTTAAGGGACAGGCTATCCCATTCTTAAATGATGTTAAGACAAGATTCGGTTTAACCGATTACAAATTGGTCCTTGACGAAACAACTACTACACCTGATTTAATTGATCAGAATATCTTGTATGCTAAGTTGTTTATCAAGCCAGCCAGAGCAATCGAGTTCATCGCTCTAGACTTCATCATTACGAACACTGGAGCATCATTCGATGATTAATTTAGAGACAAACTATTTAAGTTTAGGAGAAATAAAATAAATGGCTACATCAATTCCAGTCTGGGCTAACCCACTAACTGAACCAAAAAGAAAATTTAAATTTATTCTTAACATTGCAGGCATCCCAGCTTATGTTGTTAAGACAACTGACAGACCATCTGTTACGATTGGTGAGGCTCAACACGAGTTCTTAGTACATAACTTCTATTTCCCCGGTCGTGTGTCTTGGAATGAAATTTCAATTAACTTAGTAGACCCAATTGATCCTGATGTTTCTAAAAGGCTTTTAGATTTAGTTAAGAATGCTGGTTATGTTTCTCCTAGTGACTTTAGCCCATCACCAAGTGATCCTAATTACCAACGAAAATCGCTTGGAAAGTCAAGCTTCATTGATCAATTAGGACAAGTTACAATCGACACCCTTAACACAGCCGGTGAAACAATTGAAACTTGGAAGCTAAATAATGTCTGGGTTAAGTCTGTAACATATAACCAAATGAGTTATGCTGATGAAGGCTTAATTGAGCTAGGTTTACAACTTAGATACGATTGGGCTGAATTAGATTCTTTCAGCACCGCTGAATAATTTAGTTTTTAACTAATTATTTTAATGGCAAATTTAAAACAAACATTTGGTGGCAAGATAATCTCTAATGTCCAAAGGTATTCCCCCGCCTTTACTGGACAAAATAGATTAAATCAGGATAGTGTTTTTGTTTCTGCACAGCAGCAACACCGCTTCTTTTTATTGATCGACAATCTACCAGCCGCTTTCATTACACAGGTTGACAGACCGTCTTACACAATTTCAACACAGGAACAGCTTCTGTTAGATCATGTGGTTAGATATCCAATCCGCTTAAAATGGGAGCCAATAAATTTTACCATTAGAGAGATTTTGGATAATTCAGATGGTACAGTGGGTGCAAACTTGATGAATAAGCTTTTGGCACAAAATTACTATTACCCAGATGATGTTAACAGTCCAACAGCAGTTCAAGACTTGACGGCAGTTTCAGATCCAGTATTAGCCGCCAATGATGTTGTCTACGGAACAAAAAACTTATCAAAAGAAAATTTAGTCCGTTCTTTAGGCAATGTAAAAATCCTATCATTAAAACCAGATGGAAGCACTGTTGAGACTTGGGAGCTATTCAATGCCATGATAGTTTCTTTAAAATTTAGTCAGTTTGGATATAATGGCGAAAGCTTAACAGATATTGCAGTTAGTGTACAATATGATTGGGCTAAGTTATCTTTAGGATAAATTAAGAGGAAAAAATGACAAGAAATAATGAGGCTAGAACTCAAATACCACCAGAGGTATTTGAAAAGTTCATGAAGCAACAGGAACAGATGGCAATGCAATCCGCTCAAGCTGCACAGGTTGCAACTCAACAAACAGTTTCTACTGTTAATGTCTCGGCATACAGTGTCCCCACTGACTTTGTTGATCTGCCTTCGAAGGGTGCTTTTTATCCACCAAGCCACCCATGGCACAATAAAGCTACAGTAGAAATTAGGTTTATGACGACTAAAGAAGAGGATATTATTACTTCGCCCTCTTATGCAGAGAGGGGTGTTATCTTCGACAAACTGATTGAAAGTGTTAGTGTCGATCGTATTGCATCAAAAACTTTGTTGCCTGGAGATAAATTAGCAATTGTTTTGAATTGTAGAAAAAACGCATATGGTGATGACTATAAATTCAAATCTATCTGTGCTGGTTGTGGAACTATCTTTGAAAAAGTAATGAAGATTAGTGAAATAAAACCATTAGAAATTGATTTTGAGGCTTACAATATCACAGAAAATAACACCTTCATTGTTAAAACTCCGTTGTCAGACAGCACTGTTGAGTTTAAACTATTTGACTCCAGTGACGAAGAATACTTAGGCAAACAAGCTGAAACTAGAAAAAAGCATGATTTACCAGAGGATACTGTGGGCACCACACACAGAAGACTAATTGTTTCAGTCAATGGCGACCGTAACCCCACAACAATCAGCAATTTTGTTGGCTCTTTGTTGTTAAGAGACTCAAGGTACTTGCAAAAAGCATACCTCGCTGTAAAGCCAGATATCGACACAAGCTATAAACATACTTGTGAAGAATGTGGTCATGTTAGCGAAGGAGGCATGCCCTTCGGGGCAAACTTTTTTTGGTTTGACGACTGAGTATATTAATTCAATCTATGAACAAATGTTTATTATGACAATGAGAACTAACTTTACTTTTACAGAGTTATATTCTTTTACGGTAGTACTAAGATCATGGGTGTTTGAGCAGACTGTAAAGTTCTTCCAAAAAGACAATGAAAAATAATGTCTTCTGGTCTCTATTTAATTAGAGGGTGAATAATGGCTTCAGCACAAGAAAAAGCATTACAAATATTTTATACGCTGACTACTAAAAAGCTAAGTTCGGCAAGAAAAAATAATTTAGAGAATGAATTAAAATCATTAGATCGTGCTAAGTATCGAGAATACCAAAAGTTAGGCGGTGCCAAGGCTAGAGAAAACAAGTCATCGGCGATCAATGTAATCGAAGACGAGTTACGAAAATTGAAAGGAGGCTTCAACGATGTTGAGAATGCTCTTATTAATGTTATAAAGGCTGAAAACAAGTTTACAGGTTTTCTCTCAGAAGCGAACACTTTACTTGGCAAGGCGGTTGATCGTGTTGAAGGATTCAGAATTCAGTTAAACAAACTGAATGTTGGCGAGTCTCGTCAATTTATTGCTTCTTTGCGAGCCCAACAAGATCAATTATCTGACTACAATATACAATATTCAGTTTTAATTGATGCAACAGAAGATATCCGAAACAACTTAAACGAGTTAACTTCTACAACCTTTAAGAATAACCAAGCTGCTTTAACTAGGTTAGTGGCAATTAATGAAAGGTTTGGCATATCAACCGGCGATAGTGTGACTCTTTTAAACAACCTAAACAAAGGGTTTAATTTATCTGGTGCTGGTGCTGATAAATTTTCTAGAACATTATTAAATTTTGCGAGACAGACAGGACAACCTTTTAACAAAGTGTTTCAGGATTTTAATTCGTCTATAGATAAATTTTTTGTCACCTTGGATTCATCAAAGGCTCTGCAAAGATTTGGAGTTTTCCAACAAGCTGCTAGAACATTGGGAACTAGTGTTGATGGGCTGCTTGGTGTAGTTGACAAATTTGATACAATTGAGGGCGGCTTTGAACTTGGTGGACAAATCAATATGTTGTTGTCAAACTTAGGTGGTAGTTTTGATGCACAACAGGCAATATTGATGGATAGACCTGCTAGACTTAGGATGTTAGCTGAATCCATTGCCAGTGTTGGTGGTAGAATTAAAGGTATGAGCGAATTAGGTCAGCGCTCAATTATCCGCCAGTTGTCCCAGACAACAGGCTTTGATGTGGCTACAATTCGTGGATTTATCGATAAGGGCATCGGACCTGAACTTGATAAATTAATATCAAAATCAGACCAGATGACAGCAATGACAGCGGCAGACCAAAAAAGATTAGCCGACGAGCAGACAACAAGGGAAGAGAGAAGACAGATAACGAACGATAAACTAATCAATAGACAAACAGTCGCAGCAGAGGCATTAGTCCAGCAGCTTGAACAACAAAATCAAGAACTTCAGCGAGCCGGCTTTGATAAGGTTGCCTCAGCGGTTAATTCCGCCACTAATAGTTTAAAGGAAGCTTATCAACGATTAAATGCATCAATACAAAGTGGTGTCAAAGTTCGAATTACTACTACTGACCGTCGCGTTCTTGAACTGGATTAGATATGAAGAGGATTAATAATGTCACATAAAAAAATATTTGGAGCAATCCGCAGTGAACAAAATCAGTTTATATCTTTGCAAGAAGATAATAAACTAAACAATGGTTCACCCGAAGAAAGAGAGCTTCGAACTAAATATCCGTTTGCAAATGTTTTTCTTGAGTTCCCAACAACAGGAGAGTCCGCAGTCTTTCCAGCTTACATGAAGGCATTTCAAGATACATTTTCGCCAACCTTCAGCCCTATTTCAGTTTTTGGTCGTCAGGACGATATTCCAGTTTATCAGAGTACAAAAAGAAGTATATCATTTTCTTTAGTGATGCCAGCTTACAATGAGCTACATGCAGTGGATATTCTAAGAGATATTAACACAATTATTAAAAACCTATATCCAAGCTATGTTAAAACAGAAACAAACAAAACCAGAATTATTAACTCCCCACCACTGATAAGAGTGAAGTTTGCAAACTTAATTTGTGATTATACCAATCCAACGAGGGGGTTGCTTGGATATGTCAATGGTTCTGTTAACGTTAGTCATGGCATAGATACTAACGGACTGTTTATTATAGAGGACGAGTTTGGCGGATCGGTGTATGTTAAGACTTATGAATTAAGTTTTAACATGAGCATTCTTCATGAAGAGACCCCTGGCTTTGATCCAGAGAACGGCGGATTTATTGAATCACAACAGTTTCCTTATACTCTTCAAGGTGATGCAATACCATTCACAGCCGAGCAAAGCGAAGGTCTTTTCAATCCAGCAGAGCAAGCTGTTGAACTAACAACAATTTCATTGTCAAATGGAAATGCGATTGGTAGTTTGGCTAAAAAGATAGGTAAATTAATAACGGAGTCTGGAACTTAAGATGGCTATTTCAAGATATAGAAATTCAGTACAATTTATAAATGCAACAGAGGGCTACAGAAAAGCCTTTAGGGATCGCTTCGGTGAGATCGGCATTCGACAATTACCGGTGGACCTACTAAACTATCCGAATCAAACAGAGTATAATGATATTGAAACAGCATCTGTAGTTTGGAAACGCGGCAGTAGGTTTTACAAATTGTCAACTGAATATTATGGTACCCCTGAATTGTGGTGGGTTATAGCATGGTTCAATGGGACTCCCACTGAACAACATGTGAAGCTTGGTGATGTTGTGTTGGTGCCATTATTTTTAGACGATGTATTAAGTATTTTTGGATTATGATATGGGAAACTCTTCAAGCTCAGGATTAAACTTGTTTTTTCCACTTTCAAAAGGTGGTTTAAATAAACAACAATTTATATCAGATATTCTAAGCCCGCAAATCCAACGCGGCTCAAATCTAGCAAATAGGTCTGGACTAGCTAAAGTAATTTATGATAAACAGTTCCCAAAAGATGTAGTTCAAATTGATAGCAAAGTGCATGCACTTATAAAAGATTTACGACCAGTTGGTAGAGAAAACATTCTATCTTTTAATCCTAATTTTTATCAAGAGTTTGAAGAGTCTTATTCGGCAATTAGAGAGACTGATCCTATTGAACAACAAAAATATAACGAGTATGTCAAGTTTATGACTAAAATAGGCACAACTGAATTGGCAGTTATGCAGCCATTCGTTAAATTGATATACAGGTATAGAAAAAACGAGGGTGAACCATGGCGAGAAATCACTATGCCATTCCCATCTTTCACGACAGAGGACGAGTTCTTACCCGTTTTAAGCTCAAAATTTGCAAGAGGTGATGGTAGTGGCATTGAAAACATTACTGTCAATAGAAAGTTCCCACAATTTGGCAACTTTTTACATGTAACTGTTGCAATGAATTTTTATTTTCAAAATCTTGGTATATTTACCAGAGAAATAAAAATACCGGGACATGACTTTCCAACACCATTTAGTTTTTTAAAAGTGATGTCTCCTTTATCAAAAGAAACAGAGCAGCTAGTTATCGAATATGGGTATTCATTGAACACTAGATTCACGGACCCGTCAATAATCCCACCCCCGATTCAAGAACAAATAATGAGAAGGGAAAGAAAAAGATTTATTGTTAGCTATTACAAGCACAACTTTAATATTGAACAAAACGGATCTGTTAGGCTGTCTGTAAATTACACATCACAGCAAGATTTTGATCTTTATAAAGAAACTAGCAACATAGCACTTCCTGAAAACGAGAATGAAATCCAATTTTTAGCTACTGGAAATGATGGAGCCACAGCCCTCATGGTGGACTATGCAAGAAAAAGGAAAGAACAACGAGAATTAGAAAAATCAATAAAAGAATCTAGGTTAGAGGTCACAAAAAGAAAAGGCAGAGCTAGAATTAGAGGACTTTCACAGGGATCCAGAGATATAATAAAACTAGAAAGAAAAGTTAAAACACAGAAAGAACAACTAAAAAGGATTAATGTTAACATAAATACATTAAAAGACCAATTGGTTGTACACACCAAACCAGTGATAATTGATAGTATGATTACTCACATGGATGTTTTCAAAGCAAGTTTTAGCACTCAGGCAAAAGATGTCCCAGGCGAAGAGGGATCACGAGAGTTCTCTTTGAAAACAAATATAAGTTTAGTTACAAGAGAGAGAAACAGTGGAAAACTGAAAGACATAAGTTTGTTTGAAATCCCAAGTACCTTCTCTACTGATGAGTTCGATGATAACTTAGTGTTAAAAACATTAGATGGAAAAAATGAAAAACAAAAGCAAACACTGGTTGACAACATAGCATCAGCAGCATTTAATGCACCAAGGGGGCTTAAATCCACGGCATCAGGTGATAAAAAGTTTGGTGACATGATGTTCTTTTCAGTAAGATCATTAATCTCAGCAGCTTACCGGCAACTAAATGAACAAGACAGAAAGACTGCACATTTTACAAGTTTAGGCAATATTAATGCAAAAACATTAGGTAAAAATTATATGATTAACTTGGGTGATGTGTTGGTCGAGTTAACATATTTCCAAAAATGGTACTATGAAACATACACGAAAAAAAGAAAATTAACAATTCCATTAGGCGAATTCATTGATGATGTTGTTAAAAAGCTAGTCCCATCAATTCTAGAGAGCAATACGATTGAAACCTTTGGTCGTTCAAGAATTGGTGCTGTGCAAAGAACAAATTATTTAACAGAGTTAACACCTAAAAATGCTCAGAGCCTTTTCGATGATTTGTACTTAAACACAAATAGAGATAAGTTACGCCAATTAGCATCATCAGTTCGTCGTACATCAGAAACTAAAACTAGTAAACAATTAAGAACTTTTGTTCATTATTCGCTGGTTAGGAATCCAAGCTCACCAGTCGGCAGTGCATACCTCAAAAGAAAAGTTGCGAATACAAATTTTAGAGAAGACAACGACATTGAGTTTGGTTGTCCGCATATCAAAATTGGTGCAGATGAAGGATTGTTAAAAAATATTAGTTTTAATGCAAACGATTTCGCTGGTCTTAGAACAGGATTGTGGGTAGAAAATTTGAGAGATTCAGCCACTAACTTATTGCGGTACCATTATTCAGCCCAAGTTGAGACTATCGGCAACAATGTATTTTTTAAAGGTGGTTTCTTTGGGCTTCCTCCAAACCTACTTGGCATTGAAAATGATGACTTCGATCCTGGCATTTCAGGATACTATGCAATTCAGGAGGTTAATGACTCGCTTAGTCTGGGAGATTACACAACCAGCTTAACTGCAACTTGGTTTTACAACCCTAGACTTGACAAAACTAAAAAGGGTGAAACTGTTAAAGATGGGCAGAATAAAACAGATGAGTTGGCTCCGATCAGGGTTAGTCTATCATTTGCAAATTATCTAGAGGAGACTTTAAGATTGGATTCAAACACATTGTCTAAATACGGTATCGGACCAGGGTCAACTTTGTCTAGGTCTGAACAAGATGAAGAAGTCCAAGGGGTACAAAAAGATAAGTTCAAAGATATTAAGGAGACTTTCTGATGGGAAAGGCTACTTTAGCTAACAGCAAATCCTCTTCGAAGAGTGTATACAAAAGTAGAGTTCTATACGAGGAGTACTACCCCGATGATCAAAGCCAGTTTGATCTGTGGAATAACCTCCCATTGTATGGCAAAGTTGATGATCGTGGAGTGCCAGTGTACCCCGCAGAATCTAATTTAGCTTACATTACTGTTGCCCGAGACGACAAACAACTAGCAGTCTTGAATTTTGTAGCTAGTGCTTTTACAAAAATGAGAGAACATTATCAGACAATATTCAGACTAAATTCAGATGTAGGACCTACTACATTTTTTTCAAATGATTTAAAACCCTCTAGGGCTTGGGAGAGTCCAATCATTGCATATGCTAAATACATACAGGGATTTTACGACTTATTATACTCTCAGGTTCTAGCTGATTTAGAGCAGAGTCCAACAATCAAAAATTTTGATGACTTTGTTTTAGTCCTGTTAGATTATGTTAGGCAAACAGGAAAAGCATTTACTAGATTGTCTTTTGGCGAATCTAGACACACCAGTGTGCTAAATACCGGACTGGCTCTTGAAATATACGATGGTGAGTATGGAAACGATAGAGTCTCTGTTGATTTTATTAACGATCCCAACTTTCCAATCTATGAAGAACTTTGCAGAAAATATGGCTTCAAAATTGATCGCAATGCACCATGGAGGATTGTTGCTAATATTAAAAGTGCAAATATGTTACCATTCATAACAGAGAGGCTTCCCGAAGGTACAAACTTCTCGATTGATGCGGTGTTTAAGCAGTTCTATATTGCATACAATTCTGAAGCTTACTTTAATGAATTTATTGATTACTTAAGAATATTTTATGCAACCTTTTATGCAACAAATCCAGAATACAAAGAGAGTGTTTTTAATGCAGATCCGCTCTGTAAAACAATACCATTTAAATTATCAGCCCGCGAGAATCCATCTTCAGAAAAACTAGACTTAAATTTAGAACAGAGATTGATATTATTTTACGATTTCAGGCTAGCAGAGCTAAATTTAAAAGCTAGCACTAAAAGACGAGCATTTCATTTAAAAAATGTGACAGCAATAGTAAGATCAATTAAAGATAAAAATGTTGCAACACAAAAAGCAATTGAATATATTCAATTTAACTTAGGCACCGCCGCCTTTAGAGAAGTGTCACTTTCAAAAAACAACTTGACAAGACAGAACGGTACTGCTATCATTACAGCACAGACACAGTTCGATAAACGGACTGGTGAAAATAGCAGGTATTTAACAGATGATCTTTCAAGTTCTTGATAATAAAATTGAATGTGTTGGTTACTATAGCAAAGGTAAAATTTACAAAGAAGATGTTAGACATGGTTTTACTAAGACCTGGGATGCCAGCCCTAATTTTATTTCTAATGACATTGAATATGCAAAATTATATGCGGGTGTGGACAGTATAGATGATGTGCCACTACCGGAACACCTCCACACTGAATGGCAATCCTCTACTAAACGGATGAAAGCATTTATTAATTCACTAAGAAAAGCGAAAGTTAGTTTAGATGACCATTGCTTTTATGATTTAGTACCAGACAAGTTCCTAACAGACTTCTATGAAAACAAAACACAAATCACAGATTTTGTCTTTAAGAACTTTAGCAAGCCAGCCAACTATGATTTTCTTAAGGATGTTAATTTGTTATTAGCTAAGATCGCTGGTCAAAAACTTATCGTTGATAAGAGTAAGTTAAACCAACGATTTATGAAGAAAACAGACTTTGTTGCGGCTCAAAAGTTCCTGAACAGCACTGACAAAATCAGCTATAATATATTTAAAAGCAAGACCGGTCGCCTTTCAACACAGAAAACTAGCTTTCCAGTCTTAGCTTTTGATAAAAGATTCCGGCAGATTTTGAAGCCACATAACCACTGGTTCTTAGAGCTAGACTTCAATGCGAATGAACTTCGTGTTTTACAAGCTTTGAATGGTGTAGAACAGCCGAAAGAGGATATCCACGACTGGAACATCAAGAATATATTTGGGAGCGATACAGAGCGATCTGATGCGAAGAAGAGGGCATTTGCTTGGCTTTACAATCCAAACTCACAAGATGCGGCAATGAGCAAGTTTTATGATAAGGAAAAAATCCTATCAACATATTACAGAGACGGGATCATCACAACACCTTTTGATCGTAAGATTGCTAGTGATGACTTCCATGCTCTAAACTACTTGATTCAAAGCACAGCATCTGATGTTTGCTTGACTCAAGCCCTCAAGCTGGATAAACTTCTAGAAGGTAAGAAAAGCTACATTACAGCAGTGATCCATGATTCAGTTTTGATTGACTACGATGAGGGGGACAAGGATATTTTAAAAGAACTGGTTTCCACATACGGCAAAACTAGCTTTGGAGATTTTAAAGTTAACATTTCAGTTGGACTAAATTACGGAGAGATGAAAGAATTATGCAGGTAATTGGGATTGGTACAGGAGGCTGTCAGATTGTTACTGATCTGGCACAATACGATGCTTACAATATTATTAATATTGACACATCGTTTAAGACTGAATTGGATGGTACAACAAACATCAAGCTTAAAAAGCAAGAAACTTTCAAAGAATACGAGACAGAAACAAAGCTTGACATCCGACGCAAAGTAAAGTATAATGATATACATGTATTCTTGTTTGGAGGAGGGAAAACCACTGGTTCAGTTCTTAGAATTTTAGAAAAAATTAAAGATAAAAAAATTACGATACACTACATTAAACCAGAAAAAAACTTCTTATCTGCGAAACAAAAGTTAAGAGAACGAGCTATATGTGGTATACTACAGCATATGGCTAGATCTGGAGTGTTTAATAAAATGTATCTTTATGACACATCTAAAATCTTAGAAGGGCAAGAGGTTCCTTTTCTTAAGAAGAAAGACTATGTTTCAAAGACAATAGCAGGAATGTTTCACATGATTAACTTTTCAAAAAACACTGAAGACTTATTTTCAAATGTTGA